TTCCAGAAGAATCTCAAGAACGAGATGAAGGTCGCGCAACTAGCCGCCTACGTGTCTGAGAAGACATCGTACCATCACGGAGAAGTCTCACTGGCCGATACGATCGTGAAACTGGCCCACGATTATGTTGGATCGAATAACATGAACCTTCTGGAACCATGTGGTCAGTTCGGGACTCGGCTTATGGGCGGCAAGGATGCGAGTCAGACGAGGTACATTTTCACGAAACTGACTTCCCAGGCTCGTAAGGTATACGACCAGAAAGACGACGCGGTCCTGACCTACCTCAACGATGACGGGAAGACCATCGAGCCCGAGTTCTTTGTTCCCGTTCTGCCCATGGTCCTGATCAACGGAACGGAGGGTATCGGGACTGGATTCAGCATCTACGTTCCTCCCTTCAACCCAGCGGACGTGAAGGATAATATCCTCTCCGCCCTGGCAGGCGAGCCCCTGAAATCCATGGTGCCGTGGTTCCGGGGGTTCCGGGGGACTATCCGCAAGAACAATGATGGGGTCTGGGTCGCCCGGGGGTGTTATGCGCGCACGAGCGGCGATGATTACAAGATCACGGAACTCCCACCCGGGCGGTGGACGCAGGATTTCAAGGAACACCTGGACGGGCTCATGGACAAGAAGGTCATCGCGGGGTACAAGAACAATAGCACAACGGACGATGTGAAATTCGAAGTGTATGAGTACACCGGTTCCAACCCGACCAAGGATTTCAAGATGGAGAAGACTATCCACACGACGAACATGCACCTGTTCCACCCGACGCAGGGGATCAAGAAGTATGGTAGCCCGGAATGTATCCTGACCGACTTCCTCGAGATTCGGTTGGAGTACTACAAGAAGCGGAAGAAGCACCTGATCAAGATGCTCGAGCACCAGACCGTGGTTGCGAGTAACAAGGCAAAGTTCGTGAAGATGGTTGTTCAGGGCGATCTGATAGTGTTCAAGCGCAAGAGGGCCGATCTCGAGAAAGAGTTGGAGGGGATCTTCCCCAAGATCGACGAGAGTTTCGACTACCTTCTCAATATCAAGACGTACCAGTACACGGAGGAGGCGATCGAGAAACTGAACAAGGAAGCCTCGGATGCTGAGACGGAACTTGTAGAACTCAAGAAGGTGGGTGTGGTGGATATGTGGAAAAGCGACATAATAAAATCGTAGAATAAGTAATGGTGTTGAAACCACCTACTTCAGAGTCGGCCGGGGACGGGACAGGGGCTAAGTTATCACTGAGCGCTATCGGGAAACAGGATACTTTTCTCAACGGAAAGGACGGGACGTTCTGGAAACAGGATAATGTTCAACATACGAACTTTTCGAGGTTCCAGAAAGCGCATACGTATACGAACAATACACCGTCCGGAACGAATTGGCCGTTCGGGAATCAAATAACATTCCAAATTAACCCCAAGACATCTGGTGATATCATGTCCAACATGTACCTAAAACTCACGATGCCCGGGCTAGAAACGGGTAACACATACTGTGATCAGATTGGCAGGGCGATTATAAGCAAGGTGTCGTTTAACATAGGAGGTACAACCATCGAAACCCTCGAAGATGATTGGTACATTATCAACGACGAACTGTATGCGACTCAGAGCCAACAATCGGCGTACAGGGATATTCTGAACGGAGGGCGAGAGCCGGGCGGGCTTCCCGGGTCCGATACCTGCAAGAAGGACATCCCGTTGTACATACCGTTAGGGTTCTTCTTCTGCCGCGCCCACGAAACCTTACCAGGATCTTGGGATAACAACGTGAGCACGGATTCGGGGCAGGGTGGGTACGGCGGCGACGCGCTGTTTAGACCGTACATGTACACCTGCGCCTGTCTGGACGATATGATCAGCGTAGACGTCACATTCAACCCCGTCACGTTCTTTAGTAATAACGTGACCTCATTAAGCCTTTCTAATGTCACCCTCGTCACGGAAGGGATGGTACTGACCGATATGGAACGGTCGTACCTGATGACAAACAAGCAACAGTATATAATACCAACTGTTCAAAAACAGCCCGTACATAGACTGGATAAAGCCGCTGGTGTGATTTCCCCGGTTACGACATTGGCCGGGTCTGTCCCGTTTTTCCACAATCAGTTGGTCGGGTTGCCGCCTATAAAGGCACTACACTGGTTCATGAGAAATCAGGCGTACGAAGAATCAAGTAATGTGTTTCATTTTGAACAGCGGTTTAATTTTTCTAGTAGCGGAGCAGCGAACGTATACCAGGAAAATTTACACCAGATCATGTCTGATGCGTGGTTGTATATGAACGGCAAAGACTTATTGGGGTTCATAGGAACGAGTGATAGGACTCGACCTACGGGAGCCAATTATTACAAGCACGTACAGCCCTACCAGCACGGACTTACGACACCCCTTCGGAATATATATACCTACTCCTTCGCGCTTCTTCCTAAAAACCCACAACCGACTGGATCAGTTGATTTTTCGAGTTTGACATCTTCAAAAACCACTCTCAATGGAAGTCTAATGGATAACATTGAGACGGCGTTTTCGAATTACAATATGCATCTGTATTACACAGGATTTAAGTTTCTAGTATATGAAAACAATAGGTGTGGGTTACTTTTTAATTGATACGATCAACTTTTTGTTCTCCGTTAGGTACTGTAGGATATTCTTCTTGATACACCAACGGATGAAGTTGAGTTGCGCGACGGTTGTCTGGATCGTCGTGGACGTGTGGGGAATCGCATACTCAAACTTCTTGGTCCGGCAGAACGGATCGAACAACTTCTTACTGTACCCGTCCAAACTCGACTTGTACGCACAGTGAACCGCAAACTCTTGTCCATTGGGCATCTTGTACATTAAATTCTTCGACCGAGCGTAATTGGTGATGAACCATTCTAAATTTCTCAGGGAAATACCCTGACGCTTATTCAACACATCTTCCAGATACTGGACATTCTTAGGATCGCCGCGGTAAAACGTGTTCAACGATTCTAACAATGTGTCTGCTTTTGTATTCATTACTGAATATATGTTATATTTCTATAAGTAGGTTTTGGTGAGTTGCTGTTCGGGACTTCTCACAGGCCGGGCACCCCGACTTGAACAGGGGCGGGAGCGTATGATTATGCTGAACGATATCGTCTTCACAAAGGGCCATCCGCGAAGGAATACGTCGCGGTTTTTGTTCCTTGTGCCACCTACAATACCCGTTATGCTTCCCTTTCAATTTACACCGTGATCCCGTCGCCTTCGTGCCCAGACACTGGTTAGGAGTCGTATTTTCGTTACCGTCGCCCGGTTTAGGAATTTCGATAATGTCCAGGTTCCTCATATCGTCAAGAAGAAGGGGCAAGGAAATATCGTAGCGACTTGCTACGTACTCAGCATATTTTGTCAACTTTTCGCCTACACCTTTCCTAATTTCATCGTTCACGAGTTCAGTGATTTTCTGTAACACGCTTGATTCGATATTCATTACTACTTATACTATAATACACTCTTCTGTTTAAGCCGGTGCATCGCAAATAGGTCTTCGATTTTCCTCTCGCCCCCTGACGACATCGGCTTCTTCCGGGGTTTCTTCTTGGGGATGAAATCACCGAATATCACTTCCTGGGGGTTCGGGATAAGCGGTGCGAGAAGGTCACAGACGGGGTTCATGAACTTGTTCGTGAAATAGTACCGGTAATCCAATGGAAGGTCGTTGTTCTTAGCCCAGGTCGGATCCTCGGCCTTTTCGAATTGCTTGTGACCCGGGTCCCCCGTATCAACCAACACAAAGGGAACGCGGTCCCCCGACTGGGGCTCCGAACCCGGCTCGCGCTCGCGGATCTTATCACGGACCCGGACATGCGGCAAACTAGTTGACTTGTAAGAGTCGGCCAGTTTCTGGGAGAGTGTGAGTTTCTCCATCGAGACACGCCCGTCCAACAACTCGACCGCCCTATCCCGCGCCACCTTCCGTGCCCCGTCGGGGTTCTTGCTTTCTAGGATAACGTCCAGGATCTCTTTGCTGACTTCACGAACGAACGGGATATTATCACGTCGCACGAGTTGGAGTCCTTTGACGTCAATACAGTCCATTTTCATCTGCCCGTTCCGGTCCTGGGTCCACATCTTCGCCGCATACCGTTTCTTCGAGTACAGAAAGTAGGGGCAGTAGACCCTTTCCAGTTCCAGGTTCTTCGGTTTCTTGAACAGGGAATTACACATAGTGGCAGCCTCCTCCCCCAGTTTCCAACTGTACGCGATCGCCTCTTCGCCAGTCCGGCCCTCGACATCGAACTGGACCATGACCGAATCTGTGTCACCGTACCTTACGACCGCACCGGGAAAGTTCGCCTCGACATGCTCCTTCGTCTGATCGATCATGTGACGCCCTTCTGCGGTAGTCGTGGCAGCGATAGCAACGCACGGTAACATCCCATGTGTCGCGCCCGTGAAACCGTAGACTGAGTTCATGGATACCTTGTACGCCAACTGCTTGCCATTGTACACATTCCTCATCGTCCCGGACGATTTTGCCATTTCCTTCTTGGCCTGCTTCCTGAAACTCTTCAGATCAGCGAGAATACCGGGTAGCAGACTCGGGACGTCCTGGGCGAACCGAAACGTTCGTGACCCGATCTCAAACGACTCGTACTTCACTCCCGGGATGTTATCGTACCGAGGATCGATCACCAGTGTTGAGTAACACAGATTGTGGGCCATCATGATGGAAGGGTACAACCCCTCAAAATCCAGCGCCGTGATGGGTTCATAGTACGCACCCGTCTGGGCCTCAAGAACCGTCGCGCCCTCATACCCCTCCTGGGTGTTATTGTTCGATCGGATATGGGGAACCATGTACCCCTTATCCCTGGCCTGCCGCGCAATCTGGCTGAAGACCTTGATCTGCTGACCACGCTCTGACAGGTAACTGATGGGCACCCACGTCGCCTTGGCCATCTCCAACAGATTCAGTAGATTACACAACTTGTCCATGATATAGTGCGGAAGGAGCGTATCCTTGATACAGTACTCGGCAACATCGACCAACTTATCCGGATCACCTTCCCTGAACCGCTTGAACATTTCCTTTGGCGGCATATCGATCTTCTGGTCGCCCAGGAGTACCTTGGCGACGTTGTTGAGCGCATACGAATCCAGTTTCTGTTCCTTCTTGACTTCGTGGAACAGGTCGAAGATGTACCGTCCGGACATGGGAAGGAGTTTGAGCATGTTATCACCCAGCGCACTTGACGACAGCCGCTTGTACACCATCTCACTCTTCGTATCTTTGAGTTTCCCAAGTTCCATGAACTCGTCCGAGCACCCACACACGATCGACCGTTTCGCGAGGTACTCCAAATCAAACCCGAAGATGTTCCAGCCCGTGATGATATCGATATCGTGCTTGAGAATGTAATCCTTCACCCCAACCAGAAACTCACGTTCCGTATCATAACTCACGATAGTGTTCCCTTCCAGCGGACTGGTCTGTTTGTAGCAGAGACATGTCTTATCGAACATCTCGGATTCACCCACGCGACGCAGTGTGAACGCTGCCTGGAACGCACAGTCCCCGTCAATATCCGCATCGGGGAACTTACCCGTGGAACTGTTCGTCTCAATATCGAACGATGCCACTATAAACGGCGCGACGTCGTCCCTCACAACAGGTCCCAACGTCCGCCAGTCATTACAGAACATGTCAATGTTCGTCCGTGTGAGATGGGACCGGACACAGTCCGTACCAGTATCGAGCCACCCCGTCGACTGGATACCCGTTCTGTGCATGAACCTGAGAACTGGCTCGAGATTGGACTCGTACAGTTTCAGGGGTATGCGCGCCTCGCCGAACGGTTTCGATAGAATGGAGGCAGATATGCGCATATCCTTATGCGTCGTGAAATTGAGTTTTAGGAACGGGACTTTCTTATTGTTCTGGAACCCCCACAGATCCTTGGCATGTACGATATCATAACTATCCGGCGAGTCTCTAGTCGCTTTACAGATGGTCTTGTACAGGACAGCGATGCTGGAAACCGAAGAATTTGGGGGGAGTCTTACGAAATAGTACGGGTTGAACGACGTCGTTACGCAGACAGATTTACCTTCACTCGATCGACCGAACACTGATATGAGATGCTCCTCATCTACGTCTCGCGCTTCCCATGTGAGTGCCTGGAATACCACCATGATGATACTCCTTGAGATATAATAGCGGGAATATTTTAATAGGGTAATATAATAAAAGATGTCAGGTGCTTTGGTCGATCTCGTTGCTCAGGGTGTTCAGGATGCCTACCTGACAGGCAAGCCGGAAGTTTCCTTCTTCCGTCAGAACTACAAGCGCCATACGAACTTCTCGTATACCACCTCCCCGATTAACGCCATTGGCCAGAACATGGCCAACGGTGAGGTATCGTTCAAGATCCCGGCCAAGGGTGATCTTCTGAGTCATACGTGGCTCGATCTTGGGCCCGGAAAGATCTCCGATTTGGATGCTAACACCGCGTCCCCAACCGTGTTTGAACTTCATATCGGAGGACAGATGGTCGATCGACAGGATGC